CCTTCCCACTGGTTGCTAATAACTAACCCGTTAACGGCTGTAGTTTCACCGGCGACCTCACTTACTACACTACTTGCTTTTGCATAACCTAATGTACTACCTAATCCTTGAGGCTCAACGATTCCAACTAAAGGATTTCTATAAAAGAATACACTAAAACCACTACCAGCACCAGATAGTCCACCGGTGGCTGAAGTTGTAACAGCTTTATCTATCCACCTAGATGGTTGAGAATCATCGTTTCCAGATTGTTTCGACTTATAAGCGGTCATTGCTGGTACATTGAATGACTTAGCTCTAAAGTCTACACGGATATCATAATTAGGATCAAATGCGTTGTATTTAGGATTATATGTAATATATCCTCCTGACCATAAAAGTGGGTATTGGTTAGTACCAGTAAGACAAGGTACTTTAGTTTTTGGACAAAAGGCCATTAAATTAAAACCTAAACTATCATTACTATCAAGATGTGTAGGAGCAATAGTATAATCTGTCACTCTTTCTGCATAAGCTGTATCGACTGGTTCATTCCATCTAAGTCTATTCCCACCTATAATAAAATCAGAATTTAAATATCCATTTTTAAATGTAAATATGTTGCTTTCTGCCTTACCTTTAGGTATATATGACCGAGCGTCTAATAAATAAAAATTAGTATCTATGTATTGAAAAATATAACTTAAAATCCCAAAACCGTCAGATGTTGCAGAGTATCTACCCATACATGTAACTGAATATCTATCTGTGGTTTTATTATAATTTATAAGTGGTTTTGTAATATGCGCAAAGTCTGTATTATCACCATAATAATTCACTGGAAGTAAATCGAATAAATCACTTTTTGTGTCGTCTTTAAACGTGTCTAGATTTTTAGGATATATTATTGATTGATAATTTGTATCTTTGTCTATTTTATATACTATAGGTAGTGCGCCATAAACGACATCCGGTCCTTCACATCGTTGCCCAGAGATAGAACTCACCTTACAGACAAACATTTCCTTTGTTTGATCATTATAAAAAACGTCTGATTGTTTTGTTGTGAACATTTAAATTATTTACTAGGTTAGGTGCTCAAAACTAGGGTTTTAGAGCTTGCATTAACTTTAAATATTTTATCTTCGAATTTATATTTTTCAGTTACTGTTTCCGCAGATGTTTGTATATATATTGTGTCTTCAATAATATCAAAATCTACAATATTGCTTGTTGATAATATATTAGATTTTGTGTTACCCGTTGTATGTTTATTAAACACGTCTACAAACGCTGTTGATAATGGTTCAATTAATTGTGTCGCTACGTTTCTTATATAAATTTCCCCAGCACTAACATATTGCTGATCGAATAAATGTATTGGAGTAGAAGCGAAATTATTAAGAGATGTACTCTCAAATGTTGTTGCGTTATTAGTATAAATAGCAGTTGTATCTATTGTAAAGTATGGAACTGTTGTCTCTTGGAAATTCATTGACGCTAAATCTGTCCCAGTCCCTGGATGATTTTTAAACGATCCACAATCTATAGCAGATACAGCTGAAACTGAACCACAAGAAAGTGCACTTGTAAAAATATTAGCTCGGCCTGCATTTAATTGATCGAATTCAGTTAATGGAGCATTGAAACCGTCTGCTTCACCGTTAGTACAGCTAGTTCGACCTAAAACTTCACCGGTACCATCATTTGCTAGTATAAACGTATCATATATTCCGGTGACGCTACTGAATAGAGTACCACTAACTTTATACTCTGCAGCAGATATAGCAGATAACAGTGGATCAAAAAACAAACCATCATAATATTCTGCGCTTGTAATACACGCAGTAGTAGTAGTTACCGGGGTAGGAATATGCGCTGAATTAGCTTTTCGTTTTGGGTATACAGACTTTACAAAATAAAATTCATTACCATAAATATCGTTTCTTATTTTTATTCCTGTTTTATTATAAATTAATAAATCATCTAATCTAGTTGTTTCAGGATATACATTTAAATCTTTTATAGGATATGTATCATCGTTTAACCATATAACATGAGTTGGATCATCGTCCCAAAAACTTATAGCATCTTCTTTTTTATTAATTCCTGTAAATGAATAGTCTAAGCTATTTTCTTTGCTTTGATAGCCGTAGTTACGTAGTAGTTTATTATTATAAATATTAACCCCTGGATTAATATTGTCGTTTTTAAATTGAGCATTTTTAGCTTTATATTTAAAAGGTGGTTTTCTTTTTCTATATATATTTTTAAGTATTTGACCAGTGTTACTATTTTTTATAACACCGACACATTTAACACCTGATTCAAATTTATCTGGATCAGGTATAATATAGTCGAGCCCACGAAGGCTTGATAATTCTATTGAATAAGTTAAATTGCTTGAATGAAATACAGTTACTCCTGTATTGTGAAATGATAATTGTTGAGGGTATATCTCATTATGTTTAATGTTAACTAATTGTAAAAATGTATTTGGACTATATCTTTGAGAGAGATTATTTGTTGTATTAGCGTGATCAAATAATTTATTTACTTTTTTAGCTGCACTGTTTATATAGTAAAGATCATTAGAGATATATTTTTTAATTAAATCTCTCTCAATAATAAATTTTAAATTATTAAGAATCTTTTCTTCATTTCTAAAATATCTAGACGGTAACCTTTCATAATTTGAAAATGGTTGATTTATACCGACTATACTATTAGGAGCGCTGATATTATTTATTTTTATTTTTAATGCTTTACCACCCTTATTAACAGTTAACACTTGACTGATATTAGGTACTTCATCTAAGACTCTTTGTGGAATATTTAAAACAAGATTTTTATCTACTTTATGATAATTGTATACGAAATCATCAGATGCATATGTATTTAAATTAATATTAATATTGTTTGCTATTTTTGGTAAGTTAATATTACTAAAAATAGTATCAGTATTTTCATTAACAAATTCGTTATCATTAAGTAACCGTATAATAAAATTTTTAAGATAATTTGTTATTCCGGTTTTTGAAGATTTAAGTTTATTTTTTATTTTAGTAAATTTAAGTTCTTCTCTTAAACTACGGATATTTTTTAATTGATCTTTTATTATTACAGAATAGTAATGTACTGCTAATTCTAATTCATAAATGTTACTAGTATTAATTCGATCAAGAAATCTTACTATCTCATTATCTATTGTGCTGAGATTTATGTTTCTTAGGAATTGTGTATATATATCCTTTACATATCTATCTTTTTTTGTTTGGTTTTCTAATTTTTCCTTTTTCCATTCAGTAAGATAATTATTATATAGTCTAGATAATTCAGATGCATTAAAGGAATCTTCATAATGTGTTTTCCATTCTTTATATGATAACGGAGTATGTGTGTGTTGTGATATCATTATAATTGTAATCCTTTTCTAATTTGATAATCTAGATTTTTAAATACTATACCTCCTACAGGATCCCAATTTGCACTAAGAGATGAAGATGATCTTGTAATAGTATTGTACTTATTATTATAGTCTATAATATTATTTTGTATGTTTTCAGCAGATATAATATTATAATTTGTATACGGATAAAACTCATAAAGTAAACTCAACCCATCTGACCCACTAATAGTTGTATCTAACGGCCAGCCCCAGTTACTATAGACATTATATTTATTAAGAGCATATGTAGTTGATACTCCTGAAGAAGACCCGTCTACTCTTATAGTTGGAACTTTTTGTGGGTTAATTAAAATAAACTCATTATTAAATTTTTGTCGGGCAACAAATTTAGTTCCTGCTGTAACTGTGTATGTAGCTGGGTCGATTGGGTTATTAAGGTCAATATTTCTACTTGCAGCTGATGAAGTAGAAAATTGAGTATCAAAGCTCGTATCATACCTCTCATAGTCTCCTAGCAGCTTAGAAATTTTTATACTAAATAAATCATATAATCTTTTTAATTCTGGTGGTGCTTCTGGGAGCTGTATATCTATATCTTCATTAAAAAATTGATGAAAGGATTCTAGTGTTTTAATTTTACAAAAATCAACATCACTATTATTCATAGTAAAGTTTGCGATTTTTTCAAATATTGTTTTACCGAATGTTGTTGGACTTGAGCTCGCCTGACCTACAAACGATGTAAATATACCATCAAAAAGTTTATCATATTCATGTTGTAATGTTTGAAATCTATAGCTTTTTAGTATTTTTGAATAATCTACATCTTCATTAATTTTATAAATCTCTACATCATTAGTAGACGGGAATACAGTAAAGGTATAAGAGCCCATAATTAAATTAGCACCACCAGCTGCGGTGTCTTCGTCAACTCCTATTGTTACTGGCCCAAGCGGTCCATCTGGATCATAATCTGTAGTTGTACCATATGCAGAAACAGCAGTATTAGATGTATATGAAGCTAATCTACCTGTTATACTTAATGTCCAGGTCCCGGCACTAAGTGGATTGATATTTAAATATGCAAAACTACTTAAAGCCGTATCCGTCCCATCATAAGGAAAATATTCTGTACATAAACTGCTAATGTTAGAGGTTGTAGTTGTTGTACCATCTGACCATTCATAAGCAAATTGTCTATCTTGAGGTGGGTTAGTTGCTCCTGCAAGCAAGTAAAATGTGTCGTAATATTTTCCTATGTTTAGCTTATCATCCGCTAATGCAACAAATACTTGGAACTTATCTCCTTGACGCTTATACTCTATGCTAGACATTTCTTTCATCCCAGTAGATGTAAATGATATACGACTTGTAAATGGTGTTACTACTTTAACTGGTACACCAATACTGGTACCTACATTTTCATTAATGGTAGATTTATCTTTTATTATTGGTCTCGCGACGTCGGTTTCTAAAAAATTTCGATCACTGTTATTAATATTTGTATCGATATCATCAACATAAAAATTCTTCATTCTATGTTGACTGGTATCTATTCGTATTAATAGATTTACTGCAGATGTTGGTATGTCGTCAAAATATTTAAATATTATAGGTCGCCGAACTTCGGGCATTACACTACTCATATATTCATCTGTACTTAAATATAAAATTTTAGCATCAGTTTTTATACTATCTCTTTTTGCACATTCTACTACTTCTGCATCTCCGTTTATATAAAAATAATGCGGATATAAAATTGTTTTTAATCCATAAACATTATTAATAGGATTATTGTATACGTCATAAAAAGCGTTATATGGTATTATGTGACCATATTTATTATTAAAGTCATATGGCTTTGCCATACTACCGCTTGAGGTAAAAAAGAATGTTTGAGGGCTATCAGGATCTGGAACGTCTTGCCAGGCTGCGGTTGTCGCCATGTTAAATGTTTTGCGTTCACCAGCAGTTACCTTTCTTGCATTTATACCATCTTGTTCTGTTATGTTTTGTGTTTCTATAGCTATGATTGTATTTGCATAATTATATATTGATATTGTTTCTGTAAACGTTGATTTATATGCATTACCATCTTTATTATATAAAAACATTGAAACCGTATAAATACCAGGTACATTATATATATGCGTCGCAGTAAATGCATCGGCTCCGCTCAAGGTATACCCGTCTCCGAAATCCCATTTTGCTAAGCGATTGGATACTCCTCCCGGGGACAAATCTTCAATACCTTTGGAGTCAGTTGTAGATATAACTGGAGTTAATGTAAATTTTGATATACGAGTAAATCCTGCATGAGTAGTAGCTGCTGGGTGACCATCTACACTATCTGGAGTAGTACCAGAAGTATTAACAGTAATTGTAAACGGTACTGGTAAAATAGAAGGGCAATTAAGATCTGTAGTTGATGTACTCATTAATATTCTATTACAGCTTTACTCTGCAAAGCACTTGTAATTTTAATTTTATTTTTAAGTGCTGCTTCATTTTCTATGTATGGTATTTGATATGGTTTTAATTTTAATACCGAGTCAATAAATTTTATATCTTTCCCGTTATATATAGGATTATAAATACATAATGATAATCCTGGTATTCTAATATTATCATTATCTGTTCTGACTGTCGTAAGATCAATTATACCAGGAATACTTTCAATATCATTATTTAAATCTCTTACATTTATTGTCCCGCCTAATTTTAGTTTTTTTATGTATGTAGATATAATATTAAATATCTTTGATTTTAAATTAGCTTCATTTATTAATGCTCGAGATTCTCTACGAATATGTAGCTCAGTAGTATTTTTATATCCAACATTATAAGATTCACCAGAAGACTTCACTGATAGATCTACAGTTAAATAAACAGGATCAATAAAAGAGATTTCACTATTTAATAACTTATAATTTTCAATTTCTACTTGAATTTTTTCTTTTAATGAGGGTGGCAAATAGTTAGATCGAGTAACTACAGATTTCTCTTTTCGGAATTTAGGTACAATACTTAAATATATATTATTTGAGTCAGCGCTATCTGCATAATAGTATTGATTGAACAATGCATTTGTATCGCTAGTAAAATCAGTTAACCCTAATTCATCATTTATATATTTTAAATAGTCATTTGTGTAGTCACTATTGTTAAGTACAGTCACATCATATATAACATTCTTATAATTCCGTTCAATAAAACTTTTATAATCAGCTTTTGTAGTTAATCTATATTCTGAACTAAAAAACCTTGGAGCATTTTGCTTAATTTCAGTTACAGTTTCTGATTCTCCAAATTCCGTGCTATCTTCAGTATTAGTTATAGTAACGTTTGGAGAATCTTCAATTGATATATAACTAAGAGAAGTATCTTTAACATCTGCAAATATTTCATCGTATTGTGTGGTATTGTAAATATTTACAGCGCTACTGTTTAACGTGTTTTTTGTTACTTTACCTTTAGTACCGGATGATTTTAAGTAATATATAGCTATTGAATCTCCTAAGTTTAATTTCTTACCATTTACACTATTTCCGAATTTAATTTCATATTTTTTATTTTCATTATATGTAACTTCGAAACTTCTGTCATTTGGTTTTGATAAAAACAGGCTTGGTATTCTATTCCATTCATACCATTTATTTTGCTCATTTACTTCCTTTACAAACACAAAAATATTAAAATGATCTATTAGTATATTACTACCTGGATTTAAATTTATTGTTTCGTATTTTTCACCTATAGGAAATAATATTGGATATTCTTCTATAGAACCTTCGTACATTAGTGTATTACCAACAGGGGTTACAGTTTCAACAGCAGTTGTTGTTTTTTCAAAAGTGATATCTTGTATGCAAGTAAATGTTTGACCACCGCCAGTGGCAAAGGTAAATTTCGGGACAGTATAATATCCTTTGCTTAATGATGCTTTTCCGGATACATCAACTGGTAATATACAAGTTTGAGCACCGAGTGGCTTATATCCTATTATTTTTACTATTCGATTTACATTTTCATATAATTCAGCATCAGCAAAATTACTCTCCGAACTTGTCTGGTTTAAATAAAATAATAATGTGTGATATGTATATGCGAGTATATCTATAAGAGCAGAGACGTTACTACCTTCGAAATTTTGATCTGTAAAGTTAATTGTCGTGTCTGCGTTAAGACGGTTAACAATTAAATCTCGCATACTCTGGGCATCAAATCCAGTGTATGCGTTTGGTGGTAAATTAAATTCTGTTAAATCAGATCGCGTTGTAGTTGTGTATTGACTCATAATTAAATGTAATTAAATGTTCCTTCTGTTAAAATCCCGGTTGCTGCGGCCGCTTTATTATCTAATGAAGGTATAATAATAGTTATAGATATCTCATATTCATTATCATCTGGTCTTGCAACAACGTTAACCGAATCTACTGTTATACGTGGCTCGTACGTCGGTAATTCTTCATATATTGTTTTACCGATCATATCTGCATTTTCTCTAGAAATATTATCAAATAAGAATACCTCTAAATCTAAACCGAATGTAGGGTTTAGAATTTTTTGTCCTTTTTTAGTATTAAAAATATTTCTTATAGAATTAAAGATAGCGTGTTCGTCGTAACTTAATCTAAAATCTACAGCATTCTTACTAACTCCTACAGGAGTAGAAGGTATGTGACTATTAAGATCTAGATCTAATTTTAAGTCAGCATAAGAAAACTTACGATATGCATCAGTATTTTTTCTATCTTTAAGTATGTCGAGTTGTATCGGCATGTATAATTATTTAATTTATAAGTGCTTAAAACAATAAATAATTTAAATGAGTAAGTTCGATACATTATTTGAAGAACAGATTGGTCAGTTTACTAAACCAGGCCCTGTTGCTGGAGATTATGTTAAAATCAAAAGTAATTATAAATCATCCGATTGGTATAAAGGCTTAGATGAGACTCGTCAAAACTACGTAGGTGAAATTATGACATTAGTAGAGCAAGGTAAATATCTTATGCTTTCTACTATAAAAAAGAATATGTATGAGACGAGACACCCTAATCAACCCGAAAGCACAGATTCGCTAAACTGGAGTTCTGCTGATATCGTTGTTGAAGTTAATCCTGGGTTTTTCTCACACACATTAACAGTCCCAGTGGAATTGTTAGAGTTTGATATGTCGTGGGAAGAAGCAAGAGGTACACGACCAGTTAAAGGTGAAGATGCTGAAGTTGAGTTGAAACCTAGCAATGCAGAAGATAAAGCAATTGATATAGGTCAACAAACTAAAGTACCTGACGGGGATTATAAGTTAGGTACTGCAAATTACTTGCCTTAAACCTGTAAATCGAGTATACAAGAATAGAAGTTGATCTCTTGATCTATACACTGACTATTCTGGTAAAAGTATTTAGAGACTGTAATTAGACAGTCTCTTTTTCTTTCTTCAGGTATATCGCTTATATACATAAAATCAAATAAGCGTTTAAATAGTTCATCATAGTCATTATTAAACAAAGCTTCATTTTCAATGATTTGCTTACGAATTAAAGAGTACTTTTTCTGTTTTAATAGTCCTATTAATCCATCGAAAAAGTCTTTTGTAATATTACTACTATTTTCCTTTCCTCCTGAAAGATAATATTTTTGAAGCGCATTAATACCTTTTCGAAAATCTGGATAACAATTATCTATAATTTTAGTAAAATCTTCTTTGTTAATTTTTAGCTCTTCGGCTTTAACAATAGATATTAATTTAGTTAAGTATTCATTCTTATCATAGCTAATATCAAATACCTGACACCTGCTTTGTAGAGCTGGTATGATTTTATGTTTGTAGTTTGCGGTGAGAACGAATCTTGTTAAGTCGTGATATTCTTCTATCGAGTTGCGTAGCGCTTTTTGTGCATCAATAGATAAACCATCACACTCGTCAAGTATTATAACCTTAATTTGCCCAAAGAGGCTCTTTGTCTGCGCGAAGTTTAAAACTTTTGTACGTATTGTATCTATTCCGTTTTCATCCGAAGCGTTTATATACAAATATTGACATTTAAGAATATCATTTACAATAATCTTAGCTAGAGAAGTTTTACCTATACCAGGTTTCCCTACAAATAAAACATTAGGTATATTTTGTTCTACCTGTACTTTATTAAAATAGGTCTTAGTACTCCTATCTAATATTATTTCGTTTAAAGTACTAGGTCGGTACTTTTCACACCAGATATCAGAAATTGTCATTTTCCAGTTGACCCGAACCCACCTTCTCCTCTTTCAGTATTGTCGATCTCGTTTGTCTCTGTAATATTTGCTGTAATATGTGGATATAATATTAATTGAGCGACTCGGCTACCTTTAGTTAGAGTTACATTAGCATCACTAAAATTGTATAATTTAATACCTAGATCTCCTCTATAACCATTGTCAATGATACCTAAGTGAGGTTGTACGTTATGCTTAAATCCTAAACCACTTCTAGGTTCAACTCGAAACCAATATCCAGGAGTAATATATGCTAATGTTAAGCCGACTGGTACAACTACAGATCCTCTCCCTGGTACTACAACTTCTTCCACACTATATACATCATACCCGGAATCACTATCATGAGCCCGGTGTGGTAATTTAGCATCCGGATGTGTTTTTACTACTTTAAGTTCTAATTCCATATAACAAATATAGTGTATTAATTAGTTTTTTCAAGTAAATAATTTTATGGATGACATTGATCCAGCTGATTTAATATCACAATTAAAAAAATTACCGAAAGATAATAAGAAAATACTTCAAGCGGCTGAAGTTAGTACTGAACTATCTAAGGAAGATGTTGAGGACTTTATAATTAAGAACTCTGCAAGATTAATTCAAGACTCGTTAGAGTTAATAGATAATATGAAAGAAGTAGTTCATCATATGCCTGAAGCTGAAAATGTTTCCTCTCTTGCTGAGCTCATTAAAGCATCTACTGGAGCTATAGAAACACTAAACAAATTAGTAGTCCAAGATAAAAAATCAAATACTACTATAAAAGCGAAACAATTAGATATTGATTCTAAAAGAGAGCTTCAATCTTCAGATCAATTACATGCATTAACGTTAAGTAGAGAGGAAGTTCTCGATCGGTTGTTAAAAAAGGCGAATGTTATTGATGTCGACAAAGTAGAAACTAAGACCTAATATCGTTCATAGTAAATGTTCGCCATGAATCTTGAATTGCATTCATTAGATCGTCTACTTCTTGTTCAGTGTTTTCTACTTGAAGAGTATGCACAACAGGTATAGCTTCTTGTTTATTAGCTATTTTATTACATGTTAACCAATATAAAACTTTATATGCTCCGCCTAATAGTCTCCCTACTTCTATCATAATGTCACTATGTATTTCTCCTAGGCGTTGGAGGTGTATGTAATCAGTAACAAGATTAGTTCCATGCGCAAGATTAGGCAGTCCGTCTCCTCCATAAATAACTTGTTGCATATTACGTCCAAAAATAGCCTCGGTTCGCTTACTCAATCCTAAAATATTTTTACGAGTATCAAAATCTAATTTATCATCTATTACACTATTATAAGGAAATGGGGTATAAGTAGGATCAGTCGGTGCATCCGGAGTCGGGTCAAATTCATCTGCATAGTGCATGTCTCTACGATGTGGAGTAAGATATTGAGAGAATAATAATCCAACACTTTCTGATATAGTTTGAAGTATAGTATCTTCTATATTAGGTAATCTCTCCTCTAATAATTCTTTTACTTTAGGATGAGTTTTACGATATTTATCTAACCACCATGCAACAAATTCTCCGCTACTATCTATATCTGCTATATCAACTGGGTTCGCATTTGATAGATTTTCCCAAAAATCGACCTCAGCTGTTATTGGATCGTTTTTATATTTTATACTATCGTATTGTCTTGCTAGATTAAGAAAATCTATATATTGTGCGTCTAGTGAATTACTATCCAAAAGATTACTGTCCACTATAGCTGGTATACCTGTTTTTAATGGTATCGCACTCATACTTTTTCTTTATCTAATTTACTACAAATTAATTTAGACGAAAATATATTATTTGTTATTAAAGTGTTATTTTGTATAACAAAAGCCATACCTTGTAAATCTCTCATCTTTTGATTCAACAATTGTCCATCTAATTCTAACCCTACAAAATTACTACCTTTTATATATAAATTCCCGGGTATAGTAAAAATTATTTTTTCGGCAGTTCTTATAAATTTTTCTTGAACTCTAATTTTACCAATATAATTATTTTCTTTCTTTGTTGATTCTAAATCAAATGTTACATGTTTATTTACTCTAGTTATTGTAGAATCTTGTACTGGGACATCTCTATGGTCTGCATCAGGAAAAGTGTTCATATAACCAGGTAAGTAATCTTTTAAATTCTTAAGTGTTCCTTGAGAGGTATATAAATTAAATTCTTTGTCGTTACTATTATAACTAGCTATATTATGATCTACCATATTATCAACTTCTATATTCGACTGTCGTGGCAACATTGTTATATTTGAAATATGTACAGGTATCATCCTGTCTCCAAGTCGATCTCTAAAAAACCTGGTTGATTGTTTATTGTCATAAGATATAGTATTATTGTCTGTTTCTATTATAATAGCTCCACCGAAATTTTTATTTAAGCTTTGTTGAAACAATGTATGTAATGATTTAAGTTGATATGCTCCGCCGTTTTGTGTTAATATACCTAGATCGTGATTGTTTTTTGAAATATATTTACTTAATAAATAATACAATCCTTCTATAGGTGGTTGGTTATTGTTTAAAGTATATTCTATTTTCGATATACTTTCATCCCAGTTTTCTTTATCAATAATATTTTCATCTCCATGAGTTTTAATTAATAGTTGTTTTATAGCCTCACTAACTACCATTTGCCTTTCTTCAGTAGTTTTATGAGTTGAATTATTAATATATGTGTTTGTTGACCACGGGGTGTTTGTATATGTAAGAGAGAGATAGTTAATATTAATAAAATAATAATTTAACACATTAATACCATTTGCTGTACCTATTTCAACATTTTGTAATACATATGTTTCTTCTAAAATAGTAACTCGTTTGTTTATTTTAGATGGATTAGGTATTTGTATTTTAATATTTAAAAACTCCCCACCGCTCCCTAACATTTCATAATCGTGTACTTTAGAATTAGCAACCGGGGAGAGATATGTTTGTTGAGATGTATTATTTAATTGTAATTGTCCGGTCATAAATGGAGTTTGATATGAAGATTCAAAAATTAATTTAACAAAGCTTTTACCATCAATTAATTTTTGTTGACCGTTTTCATTTTGTGCGAAAATTGTTATAAAGTATTCACTTGCATTAGCTACTACTTTTACCGTATACGCTTCTTCAGCGGTTTGTAAAATGTTTATCCCCGGTGTACTCATACCGATTGTCTTTGTATTTCAGCTAAAATAGTATCTACATATCTTGGGTTTATAATGTTATACTTTTTACCTAATTCAGGATTTATTGTTGGATTTTGTATATTATTAGCAACACATATAAGCCACCAAAGATTTAAATCTCCATATATTTGATGAGCTAATGAGGTCCATGGAATGTTTACAGTAATATATTTTTCATAGAAAACCTCAGGCATTATATCGTCTGGAAATTTTATTTTTTTAATAATATTATAGAAATAATATTTGTCACACAATCCCATTTTTAAAATATTTTCATATCTCGTGTCACTTATAGGGGATAAGTCTTTTATTTGATTTCTATATTTGTTTGTATCTGTAATCATACTTTAATCTCCTCCATCGTCACCGATCCACGTGTCGACGCTATCTTCGGGTCTTTTGGGGCCTACTTGATCTCGAGCCGTGGCTGCTCCAGTTTGAGCTGCTTCATATGCTCTACCATCATCTCCCTCATCAGTTCCTTGCAGTCCTGATTCTTCGCTACTCGTAACACTACCAGCAATACTATCATACATTAAATTTTTAGTTTCTGGGGTGAGACTATTTATTGTTAATTGTATTTCGTACCCTTCAGGTATTACTGCTTCAGTAAAATTACCTCCTATATTAACTCGAAATTTACGCCTGTTACCTACAAAATTAATATTTACATTACTTAAAAAGCTCCACCTATAACTAAAAACTCCGGGAAGCGAAGCTTCATATATTACCGGTGGCATTAACCCTGTTCTACTAATCCTAGCAGGTAAGTTTTGATATAATAGTAAGTA